TAGCTCCGGCTACTATTGCGGTTCCCCACTTTGCAGCTGTCTGTATGCCTTTTCCGAGCTTTGATCCAAAGCTTTCGGCTTTATCTGTAGTCTTTGCAATGCTCTTTTCTGCATCGTCGGTATTTACGAAGATTGAGCCGAATAACTTGAAGATTTCCACTTTTTCTCCTTTCCCAGGATGCCTTCAACCTTCTTGAGCGTCTGTATTTCTTCACTTTCGGCCACGGGTTTTTCTTTCTCCCTCGCCTGCTCTAATATATTGACCGGCTCGATATATCCAGCATTTTCTTTGAACTCATCATACTCTACGGTCTGATATCCATTGATCCAGCGCTGGAACATTCTATCTTCCTGTATTTTTTTTATTGCTTTGTATAAGTATTCGTAAGCCCTTGTGGGCTCCATGTGGAGTATATCCGTCGCCATGCTTCCGTATCTTTCGTTCAATACGTCGCAGGCATCTACTTCGTCAACTCCTTGAGAGATGATAAAAAATCGCTGAATCCCTCACTCTTAAAGAAGGCTTTAACATCGTTGATAACATCTGTGAGCTTCTTTTTCTTGTAAGATTCAGCATCCTGTTCGGTTACGTCGGCAAGGAATTTTGCAACTTCGTTTTCTACGCCTTCCTCGCCGGCGCCTTCTAATATGCAAAGGAAGGCATCAACACCGATGCCTTCCACCGATGTACCATCCTCTTTACCTTTTCTGATTATCTTCGGGAGCGTATCCTTAATCTTTGTTTTCTTGATAAGGCGCGCTACTGTAAAAGCATCTCTAAATTCAAGGTCTCTCATGGTTCATCTTTTCCTTTCTTTACTGTTCATCCGGATAGTAGATATCAAAGGGAGGAGTCTCAAGATCTGAGTAGGTGTAATGGCCGTAGAAGGTCATTGCTACTACAGACTGGTCCTTGTCCTTTGTGGTGAGCTTGAGGCCATCAGTGTTAAGAGCGTTCTTAACCTGGATGATCACAGGATTGTCGGATCCGGAAAGAGTTCCTACCCATGTGATATTATCGATATAGTCTGTAAGCTCGATGTCTGCTTTTCCGTTGATGTGAGCGTAATCGTTGGTGAGGAGTGTTACTGCTTCCTCATCTGCTGCGCAGAGTCCGAGGATAAGAGCATCCTTTGATACCTCAAGGACGTTTGCCTTGATGTATACTTCCCATCCGTCAACGATCTCAAGGCCTTTTGCTCTGCCTTTTACTCCGTCAACCTCTACCTGTCTGATCGTAGGCACTGCGGAAAACTCTCCGCCGTCCTTGGTTGCTCCGATAAGCTTTCCGGCAGTAACCGCGCTGGCGAATGTGTCGGTAGTTACATCGAAGTTTTTGAAAAATGCACCTGCGTCAAGCAGAAGGCTATTCGCGGTGTTTGCGGTAAATCCTGAATAAGTTTTCATTTTTAACCCCTTTCACATACTTTTAATTCAAATTGTTCTCTGATTCTTTTAATACTTTTATCCTCGTCGGTTACCATCTGAGTATCGCCCTTATATATGACAAAGGAGCGATCTTTGTTAGCAATCTTCAAGGTATGAAGCTTATTCTCAAGAAGATTGAGTTTTGCTTTGATCCTTGAATCGTACTTGTGCTGGTCCCATCCGTTTACTTCCAGGACGTAGCTGTCAATTCCGTTGTCTGAGCTTAACCTTCTCGTTTCAAATACAAAGTAAGGATAAGGCGTATCTTTATCGGCTTCTCTTTCTTTGACCGGGATATCAGAGAGACTCACCAGTGTGTCGAAAATGTCTTTATCCAAGCCTATCATTACTCGTCGCCTCCTCCTTCGTAATCTTGTTCGCTTATTTCGGACAATGCTGCTGCCTCATCCTCTAAAGCTGATAAATACTGACTTTCAATCTTGATTATCTCTGCAACATTAGACTCGACCGCATCAGTAAGGAGTCCGAGCTTTGCAGTTTTTGAGGATCCTACTTCCTGAAATCCTCCGTAGAATGCGTTAGGTTTCACACCGACCTCAAGAGAAGGGACATCTTCTCTTTTGTACTTCACGAAATACTGGGAATACTTTCCGACCTTGCCGGATTTGCGCCTAAAAGCTTGATAATATGACTGTCTGAACCTTTTGCACACAAATTTTCCGACATCCCGAAGAGCCGCCCTGCATAACTCTTTCATGGTGTAATTTACGCGGTCTACATTAGATGTAAACTCTACTCCGTCTTTAGTTACTTTCGTTACCGACTGGGGTACTGACATCTCTAACGCCTCCGTAACATGTGATTTCGAGCTCGTTTGTGTCCGTCTTGTATGTCCTCAAGATCTTATAGCGGATATCGTCATGTATCAGATATGGTTCTCCGGAATAATCGCTATAATCGGGAATCTTGAACTTTATCTCCGGCTTGAAACCGTTTGCGGTCTCTGCCTGATAAAATTCTTTCATCCCGATTGATAAAGACTCGGCCCACAGCTTCTTTTTTACAAGTCCGACTGTGGGATCTCCGTATTCATCAAGTGCTCCTGATTCCGTTTCTTCAGCAAGGTAGATAATCTCGTTGAACATTTATTCTCCTCCGTCTGATACTAACTCAATCTTGCTCTTACGCAGGTTATCAAGCTGATATAACCAAGATTCATTGTATTTATCGCTTGTGTTCGCGCTTCCAAGCTTTGCGAGGCAATATGTTACTATTGCCTCTACTACAAGTGCGTGATCAGACTCGGCGACTTCATTCTTCACGCCCGATCGGATCATCTCCGACCGGGCTGTGCTGATGTTGCGCTCTATCTCGGAGGATAATTCTGTCTTTGAGGTACTGCCAAGCCTGAGTGCAGTTGCTACTGTATCAATTAACGACTGTGCCATTTCCTCTTACCTCCGTGAAATAGTCTTACGCCTTTGCTACCTTGATGAATCCGTCGTAAACGACTACGTTTCCGCCGACCATTACTTCACCGAGAACGGCGATCATTCTGGTCTTAAGAGCTGCTTCCTCGGAAACAGTTACGGTCAAGTCGGAGAAGATGTCTACCTTGTAAGCCTTGGGCTTGCCGTAGTACATGATGCTGTCTCCGGTGCTTGCATCTGCTAAAGCGGTTACAGCGTTGTTGAGGCTGTATCTGCAAGCAAGGCCGCCATCCTTGATGATACCGGTGTTAGGGTTCTCGATATCGGGGATGATCTCGTAAACTGCCTTCTTCTCGTTGGTGCCGCGAACAGCTCCGAATGCCTGGAGATCCTTCTTGTTAAGGACAAGGACTGCTGCCCCCTCGACATCCTCATCTCCGCCGTAGCTAAGGATGATGTCGCGAAGTGTAGTAGGTCCGATTGCACTTACAGAAACTGAAGTAGCTACTGCGGGTGCGTACTCAATTCCGTAGAATCCGTTTGTGCCGCCGTTGCTGGTTACGATAAGATCTGCAATCTTCTTACGAATCGCTTTAACTGCTGCCTTCTCGACTGCTGCGAGATACTTAACAGGTGAAAGTTTTGCAACCTCACGAGAAACCTCGGTATAGATGTCAACGGTGATGGGCTTGAGCTCTGCGTAATCGGTCTCGTAATCGTCGGATGTAGCCTGTCCTTCGGCATCGGTGCCTGCAGTGAGTCCGGGCTTCTCGTAAGGAACCTTTTCTCCGCCCATTCCCTTACAGTCTGCGACCTCTACGAGATCAAGGATGGTCTGTCCACCCATCATGGGATTTACATCGTTCTGAGTAGCGGTAGGAACTGCTACGTCTCCGGAAGCGATGGTAAGAGCACGAGTCTCTATGAATCTATTTGCTCTTTCCTCTGCTTCGTTTGCTCCTGCCCCTGCAGGGCTCTTCTCTGAAACATTTGTAAGGCGACCTCTTACGTCAAGCTCTGCTCTGATGCTTCTTTCCTCTGCCTCAAGCTGTGCTGTCTCGGTCTCGATCTCCTTCATTCTGGCTTCCTTTTCCTCCACGGAAAGATCTGCCATGTTGTCAAGTTCTGCAAGAATTTCATTCTTTCTTGCCATGATCTGCTGTAATCTCTTCTCGTTCATTTTGTTTTCCTCCAAAAAAATTATTTGTTTAACCTAAGTTTTAACATCAACTGTCTGCGTGAAAGTTCTGCCGCTGCTTCACGTTTGCTCTGTTCCTGAGCTTTCGCCTCCAGGATTACAGAGTTCCTTCTTGCTTCGATTGATGTATCATCATATGCAGGAATATCCACAGCTGAGACATCATAAAGTCTCTTAACCTTGCGGACAGTCCACATGTGATTTTCTCTGTCATATGCCTCTTCCTTGATAGTGAACTGGAAGGACATTCTGTCGATGTAGCCTCCGCGGATCTCGTCGTATAACCTTCTTCCTTCCTCGGTGCCGTCGAGACGTGCTCTCATATAGAGGCCATCGTCCTTCTTTTCGAGCTGGAGTGTGTTATTTCTCGTTCTTGCCATAACCTTTCCGGAATGGTTGTAGTTGAAAATGACATCTGACATGTTGGCTTCGTCAAATGCTCTGTCGTCGATCTGCTCCTTATACTCGATTCCGTCATATTCGAATAGAACTGTGGGGCTGTTAAAGCTTACTGCTTTACCTTCTACCCAGAGCTCTTTTCCTGTCTCTTCTGATTCAGCTTCTCTTGTCTGAACTACTTCAAAGCTTCGGCATATTACGCCTTTTCTTTTTTCTTCACTGCTCATTTTCTTCGGTTTCCTCCTCTTCTGTGGGATTGTCTGTATCTTCTTCCTGTTGCACCGGTGCAACTTCCGTATTTTCTCCTACATCCTGATATTCATCCTGCTTATCTGCATTGACGTAGTTAAGTGATACCTGCCTTACGTCTCCGCCCTCTACAGGAGGATACCCTAAGAGATCTCTCTGCTCGTTGATCGTGAATATTCCGATCTCCTTGGTGTTGGAAATGATATTGAGCCTTGTCTGATAGCTCGTTCCCATCAATATTCCGGCTGTGATGATGAACTTATTTCCGCATCCGTGTTCTCGCTGCGTGAAATAAGAATTTGATAGAGCCTCTGTTAAAGCTTCCCACAACGGTTCTATTACACTTTCAGTCCATGCAAGGCCTACATTCTCCGAATAGCAGCTCTGAACGATTGCTTCAGGTGTGCGGAAATAGTTGTAATACCTTGCGTTTATTCCCTGGCTCTGTGCCGAATTGATGGTATATGTATTTGCGCTCAAAGGAGTGTATTCCTCTGTGGAATCTACAGTAACTACGCCTCCGTGCTTTGCAGCTTCTTCAAACCTTGTAGCAAATTCATCCTGGGACTTCTTGATGTCTGCAGGATCCAGCATGGCTTTTTTCTGTTTAAGCAACCCTCTGACCTTGTTCGATACATTCAAAGCTTCAATGGTTCCTTCGTCAGCTGCTTTGTTCATATCAAGAACCTTGTATAGCGGAGTGTTTCCGTCTCCGGATACCTGGTTCTCTGAGAAAAACCTTCTGACAATCACGCATTCGCTTACCGGAAGAGCTCTTACGGTGCCTTCCTGATCTGTAAACTCGATTGCCCAGCCTCCGCCTTTGATCTCTCTGAACTCATATCTCGTGTAGTCCACCGGATAAATCGCTTTGGCTTCTCCGTTCTCGTATCTGATATAGAGTACAGCTGTTGTCTTGGTATACAGCTGCGAAAAGAACCTATACTTAAGCTCGAATCCCGACATTACTGAATTGGGCTTCTCATTGAGTAAATATGCTATTTTGCTGTCATGTATCCTCTTGATGATCCTGCCGTTTTTATTCGTTACTACGTGCTGGATTTTTCCTTTTGCGGCATGTGTAGCGATAGTATCAATGATTGCTCTGACTGTATCGTTTTCCCAAATCTCGCCGGTAAAAGGGCTTGATCTTGAATAGAATCCAAAGTATCCGCCCACGGTTTTTTTGACGAGCGCTAATTTGGATAATATAAAGCTGAAAATTCCCATTTTTCCTCCCTATTTGATGTAACGAAGGTAATCTTCTTCGTTGTTTTTGTAGCATGTGTATGCATTTAAAAGCGAAACAGTTCCATCGATACGCCTTACGCTTGAAACCTTGACCGGCTGCTGTGATTCTATTCCGTCTTTGTTAAGCGATTTAACTCCGGTGTTTCCCAGACACCATCTAAGGACCGGGTTATTCTGATAAACGATCCTGTGTTCCTGGAACATACCGGCTAATTCTTTAAACGGATACGTCCATGTGAACGGGCCCTGTCTGATCTTGACCATTTCAAACCCGTAGCTATCCATTTCTTCTCTCCAGTATCCGGAAAGAGCTGCATCATAGCCGATATACAGCGGACGGATATTGTAGATCTTCACCATGGCTACAAACCACTCTGTAACCGCGTGAAAGTCTACCGTCGCTCCCTCGGATAGCTCCACAAAGCCCTTCTCAGCCCATAATTTATACGGAGCTTCGCGTTTATCATTGTTCTCTGCCTTTTCAGCTCTCGCTTTAGGCAAGAAGTATTTCTGTAATACATAAAATCTGCTGTCATTCGGTTTTCGAATAAGGAGTGACGCGCATGTCAAGTCCGTAGTGGCTGACAGATCGCATCCTCCGACTGCGTATGAATTCCGCAGGTACTCCATATCTGCGACTTCTTCGTTTACATACTCTTCGTATGAAAGCCAAGCCTTCGCGGAGTTTTCGGGAACATTGAAGTCTTTTGTGAGCACTGTCGGAAGGAATGTAGGATCTCTTTTTGCTTTTTCCACATTTTCCGACAGGATGGAGCGTTTTTTTATAACTCCGATTCCGGGATTCGCTTTCCCCCAGCACTCCGGTTTCACCCACTCATCCCTTGAATCAAGCTCATATATCAGCGGAAGCAGGCGATAGTCTTCAAATCCGGCCAGCCACTCGGCAACATTGCTGTCATAGCTGTATTGCTCATCAAAGAAACCTTCGCGAACAAATCCGTTCGTTGAGATGAGCCATGCGAGGGCTTGATCTCGTGCGCTCTGGGACTGAATCATAACATCATAAAGCTTTCGGTTCTTCTGTTCGTGGAACTCATCCAGTGAAAAGAAGTGAGAGTTCAGACCGTCCATTGTGGAGCTGTCTGATGCAAGGGCTTTGATGGTACCCATCACCGAAGGAATATAAATGTCTGACTGCCTTTTCTTTGATACCGCGCTTAATGCCGGCGACTGCTTGCGCATATTAACGCATTCTTCAAAAATGATCTTCGCCTGGTCTTTTTTGTTGGCTGTGCAATAGATCTCGGGACCGGACTCATGGTCATTGAGTGCTACGTCCCACTCGACTGCTGCCGTTTCGGTGCTCTTTCCGCACTTACGGCCCCGGTAATCGTCTACCTGTCTGAACCGCCTGAACTCTGTATTTATATCAACCCATCCGAAGACGAGCTGAAGCTTTGCTTTCTGAAAAAGCTCTAATTTGATGGGCTGTCCGCCCCAACGTCCTTTTGACTGTTTACAGAATCTCTCGATAAAGTCTATGTGGTGTTGTCCCAGCTCTTCATCGAACTTATAGGGGAAGTTTTTCGGAGGATGCTTCATCCACTGGACTTCTCTCTCATATACCTTCCGGACCTTTTGAGAAACGACTTCTTCGCCGGACTCAATAGCTCCGAGGTATTCTTCCGGCCAATTCATCGGCGCTGTGAGGTGAACCTAAGCAGCTCCTCCGCAGGATCTGACTGTGCGTTTTTCTGTTCCTCCGGTAACAGGTCGCACAACTGCTTGATCACCTTGCTGTATGTGTTGATCATCTTGTCGTAGACTTCTACGGCGGATGATTTTTTGATACCTGACTGGTTCGCTCCGTTCTGGTAGGTCTCTACTATTCCGTCACGGGTTATGATCTGTCTTGTCTCGTCGAGCGTTACCGCCATGAATGCAGCTTCGTCAATGAGCTTTTCTGATGTCTCCCTCTTTCTCGCATCTATGTTCTCGAAGATTTTTGCAAGTCTCTTTTTCTCTTTCTTAATCTTGCTACTTCTCTGTTTGTCTGTGTAAATCGACTCAAAATCCGACATAACATCCCTCCTTATACCACACCCCTCACGCGCCTTACCCTCGGTGGGTTACAGAAAGG